GGAGGGCGTTGCGAACTTGATCGGTTGTGAAGCCTGTCTCCTTCACGATCCAATCGTTGAGGGCCTTTGGGTTCTTCTTTTCGTCGAAGCCAACCGCCTGCTCGATCACTTCGGCAGTCTCCCTTTCTTTCTCAGTGCGCTTTCGGCTCAGGGCGAGGAGACGGGTGATGCTGTCGCGCTCCCTCTTCCCGGCAGACCTGCCTTTTGGGGGGGTGTGGAGATCGTGGCCGAATGCCCCGAGACGGTTGGCCTCGATCTCCCGTCCGTCCTCGACGAGAGCATCGACAGCGTCCCAGCTGCCGAAATCATTCCGGCCTTTCCTGTTTCCAATGCGCCAATCGACGAGGTGTCCAGTCTCGTGGCGCAATATGCGCCTGTATCCCGGATTGTTGACGTCCCCCAATTCTGTTCCCATCTCGATCCGTCTCCCTCCGGACAGGTAGGCTTGATCCTTCGAGGAGCGGGAGAACTCGGGGAGATCGCCCCCAACATTAAGCGCACGAAGGGCCGGGAGAGGTGCGTCCGAGAACGCAATGTCTGTTCCCGAGGCCCGAAAGTTCGGCATCGATCCGATCGCGGCAAGATAGTCCTTCGTCGAAGGCGGAGGAGGCGGAGGCGGAGGAGCCTTCGGACGAGGAGGCGTCTTCGTTGTCTTCTCGACAGGTCGACCCAGAAAAGCCGCTTTCTGCTTCGCCATCCGATCCAGAAGGGCCTTCCCGAAGATTGGCTCCCCATTCTCGTCGACGACGACCTCCGATTGGGAACAGAGGCAGTTGATCGCGTTCCCGTTCGAGGCGTACAAAGCTGCCTGCTCCCCAACTGTCACGATCTTTCCGTGGCGCTCTGCGTGGGTTGTTCGGGTGCGACCGAAGATGAGGGCGGAGTAGTGGATCAATCGGATCGTGTCTCCAACCTTCTTTTGGGTCTCACGGACCTCGTCCCACCGACCACGGCGCAGCGCCCCGGTGATCTCCGTTCGTGCGATCCTCTCCGCACGGCTCTTCGATACGCCGAACCGCTCTCGGATCGTCTTCGCTGTCTGCTTCGGGTTCTCTCCGTCTTGGATCGCGCGGAATAGGACTTGCCCTAGGTCCTTAGCTGTCTGCCCGGAGAAGCCTTGCATCTCCTCAAAGGCCCTCGATCCTGCGATCACTGCGTTCCGGAGCGTCTTCGCGTCTCGGAGACGGCTCGCGACATCCCCCGGAGAGCCGTCGAGAAGCCCGAAGAGGTTTTCCGCTGCCTTGCCAACGCCCTCTCGGTACGCCGCCTCGACAGCCTTGCGGACTGCTTCGGGTCCTCCGCCACCGGAAAGGACGGTCTCGATCGCGCGGGTGAGGGCGGAGATCGTGTACTCGTCGACCTGATACTCGTAATAAGCACGATTGCCGATCGTCCGGTTGGTCTTCACCGTCCTCCAGCTCGCAACCGTCTCGAGGGCCACCTCCGTTGCCCGATTGATGTCTCGGAAGACGGCACGACGTGCCGCCTCGATCCGTCGGACCTGTCCGATTGGGTTCGTCGGATGTCTCGGGATCATTGGCGACTTCACGAAGTGCCTCCGATCGCCCCATCGAGCCTCATCATCAATCCTCGATCTCGCCCTCTTCGTCCTCGGGTGGCTCCCGGAGGCCAGCCTCGTCGAACGGGTCGTACCCCATCACCTCTCGCAGCTCATTGTCTGTGAAGACGACGTCCCCTGTCGCGAACATGCGTTGGTTCACGCTCGCCATCTTGTCCGCGAGAGATGCCTTCTCCTCGATCGTCGGAGCGGTAAGATCGCCCCAAGATAGATACCAATCGCGCTCCGGCAAGATGCCCCAAGCCTCGAACCTCCGCACAATGTCCATTATATTTGGGATCACGAGGAACTCTCGACGGCTCATGTTGGTTTGGGCCCACTCTCGAGCATCCTCCGTCGAGGCGCGCTCTCCTGTTTGCATCCCAACGAGGACCTTTTGCGGTATTGGCCAAGATGCTGCGACCTCTTGGATTGCGATGTTGAAGAAATCAGCAGGATTGGGTAGGCTTACCGACAGTGTCGAGGCTTCCATGCCTTGCAACAGCATGCTTTCGTCGAAGCCCTTCGTCCACTTCGCCACGACCTCGTCGAGAGCATCCGGAAGCCCCGACAAATCAGTCCCCAGCATGGAGGCAAGCTGGTTGAAGTCGACATCGGAGGAGGCGGAGAGGATCGGTTGGCTTTTGGCGTTCTTCCAGAAGCCCTCTCCGCCTGCCCCTCGTATCTTCTCCATGTCCATTAGCGCGTTGTAGCACGGCTCGAGCTTGCCCTCTCCCCAAGTCGATCCGTCCTTGCTCCATACGAAACAGCGATCGGGATGGACCTCGAAACTGCGCACCTTGCCATTCTCGGGATCGACGGAGCTTTCGTTGAACCGGAACATTGACGGCTGTCCGTAGAAGGGGGACGAGGGGTCCATGTCCCACGAGCTTGGCTCGAGCTGCCCCTCCCAAGCCGGAAGAACCGAGATGATCCCGTCGAGACCTCCGGGGACTGTCCCCTCGACAGGCTCACGATAAGGCTTGCCGTCGGAGAGCTGGAAGATGATCCCTGCGTACTTCCCGACCATCGATCGACGATCGGCCTCTTGGAGGTTCTGCCAGAAGCGGATGTCCGCAAAACGTTGCCGAATAGCGGCCTCGTCGGACGTCTCCTCGTGCGCCTCTTCCATCTCGAGGAGGAACGGGATCGATTGCCACGTCTTCGAGGCCGTCTTCTCGATCAAGGCTTTCGCAACCCCATTGCGACGATACATCGCGTAAAAGTGCTCAAAGACCAGTTCTCCGTGGGCCGGATAGCCGAAGTCATAGAACAGGTTGTGCTTGCTGTTGGTGCCTCCGGAGAAGGCCCCGCCCCACCAACTCGAGCGCGTCGTCGTCGAGAATGGGTTTGCGCTGTTGGACAGGAGCTTGGCAGCTCGCATCTGCGCATTGTTCAGTCTTACGTTCATGCGGCCCTATACCTCTTCTTGACGAGCATCCCCGCAGCGGGTGTATCCCCCAGCATGAGCTCAGTTAATGCCCAAACGAGCGCATCAGCCCGGTCTGGTGACCCTGCGCCTTGGTAGCCTTCTGTCGTGAAGGACGATAGCTGATCTTCCAGATCCGCGAAAGTCCCAACGTGGTGTGCTCTTGGTCCGTGCTTCTCGTTCGGCTCGTAAAGGGCCGCAACAGGCTCCGCGCGGATGTGCTTCCCTCTCGAGGCGTGGACTGGTTTGAACTTCACGAGAGGGTCCTCGGAGCGGATCAAGCTCTCGACCATGGCTCCCCCAAAGTTGGTCTCCGCAATGATGCAATCCGCTCCCCAGCGGTGATACGCCTCGACCGCCCTTCGCGCCCAACCGGAAGGCGACAGGCGACAGGACAGGTCCTCGAGGACGTAAGCCTCTCCGTTCACGCCCTTCCCTGCCACGATTATCCCTTGGGCATCTCCGCCCACCCCGTTGGATCCGGAGGGATCGATCGCAACGACGATCCGTCGCAGCTCAGGGACCTCTGATACTCTCGTGGACGCGAGGCTCTCTATTGGCCACAGAGTGCCAGGAACCTCGCTGAGGTAGTTACCCTCAAGAAATCTCTGTTTGGCTCTCTCTGGCAAGTTCTGTAGCTCCTCGAGGTATTCCTCGGGGAGGTTTGGGTTGTCCACCGGGTTCATCTGGAGGAACGCCCCTTTGAAGTTGCGATTGATGTCTCCGGTCTCGGGTCGAACGCCTGCGACGAACTCGAGGTATGACCAGTGGCGACGACCCACCGGGTTGAGATCGTAATACGCCTTCAATGGGAGATGGCCTCCTGTCGACCGCTTCACCTTCTGGGCGAGACGGGTCCGGAGGACGTTGATCGTATCAAACGAAACCTGCGAACTCTCGTTCACGTAGATCGTCGCGTATTCCTTCCCGAGTATCTTCTCGACCCGCTCCTTATCGTCGAGGCCCCCGAACCACACCTCTGCCCCGTGCGGAAAGCGGTAGATCTGATCGGATCGATTGACCTCGCCCTTTATCCCCGGAAAGCACAGGCGCATCATCGTCGGCCAAGTGTCCATCAATACCGATTGCCGCACATCAATGTTATGGAGGCGCGCAATCAGGTGGCGCGAGTTGGGCGACAGAAGGGCGCGTATCGCGACGCACCGACAGAAGCCGAACGTCTTCCCCGATCTCGATCCCCCGAATGCCAGAATGTGGCGCGCTGCCGAGGCCGCAAGGTCCCGCTGTTCCTTCTGCTTTGCTGTCAGCTCAAAGCCCACTGTCGTCCTTGCCGATCTTCACCACCAGCTCTCCCTCAACAGCGATCCCTTGCGTTGCCTTCCCATCCAGACGATCTCCGATCTCTCGAAGAGCGGAGATGTCTTGGGAGAGGGCCGCAGTCACGAGTGCATCCGCCAGCTTCTCGAGCTTCTGGGGAGCCGTCTTCGATCCGTCCATCCGGCGCATCACAGCCCGCCTCACCGCATCCGCCCAAATCTTCTCGCCTTTGCGTCCTGCCATTCTTGCCTCCTAAGTTCTTTGCGCGCGGAAAGTTTCCTATCGGAAACATGCGTTCCTATCGGAAACCGATGATACTGCAAAATGAACGGACTGGAAACCGTCTCCCTCTCGTCCCATCCACGAAAAGCCACCAATCGGCAAAAAGGTTCGGAGTTCGTTTTTTCTTCCACGATTGGCCTTTCTTACAGTAATAATACTTCTTCTTCTATAAATAGAGCCAGAATATATATGTAGTAATTAATAGTACCCCGGCCCCTTAGCCCGGGAGCTTCCCGGAAATGAGCGAAAAAGGCGAACTCCGAACCACCTAAGTTATTGATATTACGTCGGGCCAATTTTCACGGCCCTTCGATCGGCCCTTCGATCCGCCCTCCTGAAACCAAGGTTCGGAATAGGTTCGGTTTTCGTAAGTCATTGATTTCCCACACATCGCAAAATTGCATGAAATGGCCAACAGACCCCCAAATAGAAGTCTCTTTTATTTTGCGTTTTCGGCCTTCGCGTACGAAAACCCTGTCACCCGGCCCGACGAAAATGGTCCTCGAACCCCTCTCCCCGACGATCAAGACAGGCTTCGCTCCTGCTTTTGCTATCTTCCGGAGAACGATCCTTTGGGCGTTGCGCGCCTCGAAGTGTATCTCCTCCCCTTTCCGCTCCCCTATTTTCAGCTCCGCGAAGACGGTCTCCGGCCCTCGGACGAGGACAGCATCTGGGAAACCTTCTGTCCCTCCTCCCTTATTCTCGACCCAGAAGACCGAGAACCCTTCGGCCTTCGAGAGGCGGAGGACGAGCTTACGCACGTCCTCTTCTGTCTCGAACCTTTTTATCTGTCGCATCTCCGCCTCTCCCTAGCAATGGCCGGGATCGAAGGCATTGAGGAGTTCGCAAAGGCGTTTTGCCACGATCTTTGGCTTGTGGCGTATCAGCCTGTCCGTGAACAGAAGCTCTCGCGGAAGCTCGA